TTATTATTAGAGTCTTTAAAAATAAGCGGAATCGTATGATCCGATCTCCGTTGAAGCGTGAAGTTGTATATGCCAGGTTCGATTGCCATAATTAAAACTTAATAATGTACATCATAGCGATGTTACGGGGTCTTGATTCTGAACTTCCATCATTTTCCGTTGTTGTACTAGCATTAACACCAGTATTTTCATTTGAAGTTCTACCCACATTTGCTTCACCTGATTGAGCAACTATATTATATGCTTCATTTTTGTTACCAGCACCAGTACCAGATGAAGGAAAGTTGCTGCTATTTAAGTTACTATTGTGTTGACGCTCTCCAGCATTTCCTGACCTAAATGATTGGTGGAAGTGACCTGGATCTGAAATTGCTGTTGTTGCTGTATGATTGTGACTTTTGTTTGCAGAACTTTGTGGATCATTAATACTTCTTCCACTGTCCACACCTCTTCCATTATCAAAACCTCTAACAAATTCACCTCTTAGGTCAGGTAAATTAAAAGTGGTTGATCCGTTACCTGTTCCGTATTGTGTACCAATTACAGCAAATAAAGCAGCAAAAGTAGTTCTAGACACGGCATCGCCATTACACTCTCTATACCCTGATGGAATAGTCGCTACTGCCATACAGAACACAGAACCCGTTGGTACACCTTGTACTGTTGTAAATGATAAAGCTCCTGAACCATTAGTCTGTAAAAACTGACCATTTGTGCCATCTTCTCCAGGTAAAGTAAAAGTAACGTTATCACTAACAGAAGCAGGTGATTTTAAAGCAACAAAAGGAGAACCACTAGAATCTTGAAATCTGATTGGCAATCCGTTAGTCATGTCCAGACCAGTATCACTAATAGAAACTCTTGTTGTTCCAGAAGTAGAAAATCCAATAATATTAGCTCCTGATCTAAACATTCCTGTATCGGTATCTCCATCAAAACTTAGTGCAGGACTTCCTGCTCCAGAAGCATCATCAGCCAATATCTGACCTGTCATCGTACCACCTGCCTTCGGTAATAGTCCTAAATTTGCTTCGTCTAAATTTCCTACTTCAAAAAATGTTGCACTAGCAGCAGCACTATTACCACTTGTTGATCTTATTAATAATTTTTTCGGTGTCGTAGAACTATCAGCAACAAATTCGGCTGGCTGCACTTCACCAGCAGATGCTTTCGCTCCAAAATTATTTGATGCTACTGCTGCTAAAGTATTTTGAATATCTAGTCTTACTACCTGACCAGAGGCGTTATCTATATTTTTATTACCGACCTGTGCCATTTAATAAATCTTTTCCTCCATATTACACCCCTTTGCCATATCCAACAGCTTGGAATGTAAATTGTTTGTTTATAAAGCTCGATCCATTTTTAACTTTAATATTAAATCCTGTACCTGATACATTAGAAAGTTCAAAATAGTCTCCACTTGCAGCACCTTGTATCGTAATACCAACAGAAGGTAAGAAAGCATTTACTCCTCCAAGACTAGAAGTTCCTGTAAAAAATGGTTTCCCAAAGGTTACATCTAATCCTGATGAAGAAGTTCCAGAGGATAATGGTGCAGTAGATGTGGTTCCCCCACTTACATAACTTCTTTCAGTTCTTGATTCAAATGCAGCAGTTATACCAAGCTGCTGAATAGAAATATTATGAGCAACACTTTCGGATTTTAAAGTTGTTCTAAATTGAAACCCCCTACCCTTAAATGTTCCATTTGCAAAAGTATTAAATTGCGTATATGTAGGAGAACCAGATGGGTTATCTTCTGTAGTTCTTACAGCTATTGATGCTGATACATCATTGATTGCAGGACCATCAAAATTACCATTCTGGGCATAGTCATCCCAAAAAGTACCAGCAGGAATCAAGCCATCTATTGTGTTTGCTGCACCAACAGTAAATCCTATACTCTGAACTACTCGTTGGAGATTTAAAGAAAATACAGCACCTAAATCTAAAGTAGTTGCAAAGTCATAAGTACCTGTAAGATTGGCAGATGGATCAGTTAACTGCAAAGCTCCTGCTGATACTGCAACATTAGTCTTAGTTCCACCAAAAGGTGTAGAGTCTGTATCTTCTCTGTCTGATAAAATCTGTTGACTATCTATTAAATCAGGTAAATCTAATATTACAGAAGTCTCTCCAGTACTAAAGTTTCCCTGGTCATCACGGAATTTAAGGATGTATTCCCCGTCAAGACTAGGAACTACCGCTTCTGTAGTATTACCAGCGAGTGCTTCAATTAAATCAATAGAGTTTTGGAACGTGCCAGTGCCATCAGTTTTATTACTATGTCGCACATAAACTTTACCTCCATGAATAACATCAGGATCAGTAGATTCTGCCCATCTTAGTCTGATTAATTTATTATTAACAGGCTCCATTGTTAAATTTTGAACATCACTAGGAGCAGCAGTTTTACCCTGTGCATTAAAAGTTAAGTCAGAAGAAGTTACAGATAACTTTAATGCAGCATTGTAAGAATAAACTTTAAACTCATAAGTTCCTGCCTCTGTATTTAATATTTCAAAGTCAGGTCTAAATACAATTTGACTTACCCAGTTTGTATTATTAAATCTGTACTGAACAAGATACTGACTTACTCCTGTAACAGATACCCACGATAATATTAATTTAGTTACAGCCAGATTATTTATTACTACAATTCTTTCAGATGCCTGTAGGTTTGATGGAGGATCTTTTGGTTGATTTAGTAGAGATATATTTCTTGCAGGTAAACTAATTCCAGAGTCAATATTTGTATATTTCCCATCAATATAAGTTAATGCAGTAATCGCATAATTAATACCATCTTGCTCTTCAACAGTTATCACTCTAAAAGTCTGTGCTTCTAAAGTAGAACTTTGCAGTAACCATATAGCATTTACATTCGGTGTTGCAGATAAGGCTGAGTCTAATGTAATTACACTGCCTACAATTCCAGTTACGTTTTTAGTTTCAACTGTGCCATCGGGTAATATTACGCTACATTTTTTATTCGATCCAGTAAAAGTATCTAGGTCTTGCGTACTATCTACAGTAATCTGCGTAGTAGTTGCTGCCTTTATTCTTCCCGATCTTCTTTCTCCTCCACGAACAGGATCGTTTACAGAAATAACAGATCCAGGTCTTACGATTGCACCAGCATCTATTGATGTTGTAAAACTAATAACTTCTGATTCGTTTTGTTCACTAAACAGTATTGCCTTACCTAATCTTTGAGCTTGACCACGGGAAGTACAAGCAAACGCTTTAACATCTTTTTTAACTATGCCTAACTTCGCTTGTGCAGTAGTATCCTCTACAACTTCGTAATCTATTTCTCTGCTATCCATATTGAAATAGCTGACAGAAATCACAGTATGTCTTTGCTTTAAGCTGCTGCCAGAATATGAAAACCCGCCTTCACCTACGTTTGCCAAACTAAATAAGTAACTAGGATCAGTTGGTTTATCTTGTGAAATCGTTACAGAACCTTCAGACCATATTGGAAAACATCTCATAACACCAGCTAACTCATTTATCAACTGATACGCCTCCATAGATCCCTGTAGATTTACGTTACAACTAAATCTTGCCTCTTGCCCTCCAAAGCCATCTGATACTTCTTCATTTGCATATCTACTAGCTGCAACAAAGCTAAATAAGTCTAAATTGCTGTCTGTAATATGCGTTCCAAATCCATACCTTTCAGTCGTGAGAAGGTCGAGTAATATTAGACTTGGACACGAGCACCATTGAGCAGCACCCATTGTTCCGTTGAAGATATAGCCACTTGGGTAAATAATTCTTCCTGTCTGTAAATCAACAGTAGGTGTGCCAGAGTTTGATGCTCCTGCACCTGGGATTCTTACTTTTACTCCACGAATACGAAAAGCTCTTTTTGGTATAGAACTAAACTGTTCAGAATCTATGCGTAAATTTGTATAAGCACTGTTAGGGTAAGTTTGCTTATCATCAATAATTTCTCCTAAACTTGTCCATGCGAAAGCATCTACAAGTTCTGAAGAACTACTGTCTGCTGTGATTCTTACAACTCTAATATCTACAGGAAATGACCCATTAATATTTACACGATATTCTTTTTGGTATGCATCAGCAGTTCTACCAGTAATAGTATCTGATAGAACATCACTAAAACCACCACTATTATATTGAACTTGTATTTTTAATTCGACAGTAGATCCAAGTAAGTCTCCTTCATCAGTAGCTTTTTGTAACTGCGGAAATGTAATTACAATTTTTGCAGCATCAACACTTGTATTTGTAATCTGACGAGTTACAGGAGAGGAGTTTGTAACCGTTACTCCTACACTCGTAAACGACTGACTACTCTCTATCCCTGGAATATGTGGTTGATTTGCCGTTCCAAAACGAGGTGTAAATCCTACATTTTGAAAATTAAAGTCTGTTGTCTGTGGACTGGTATTACTAGCACTTGCATCAAGAATAGGGGTATCGTTTAAAAATATATCTTTTAATGCTGCATTGTTATACGCAGTAGTGTCTTTTGTAAGTCCTGCTTTTGATGCTGTAGCAAAGCCTTCTATCTCTCCTTCAGATATTAAATCTTGAATCGTAGCAAACTGTCTACTGTTTAAGGTATCAGGTGCTCTTGTTGGGGAAGGTGGAGTGGGAGGAGGACCACCAGAACCTCTAATAATTTTATCTGTCATGCTGCTACCTGATTAGTGTCAATACCAGCAGAAATAACAACTGATCCTGTTATTATTTCACCATAGACAATCGGGTGGCTAGTTCCTGCACGGCTAGTATTTTGCACCCCAGAAAAACTGAATGATATTCTTGGATCTTCCTCATTATTAAAATCTTTTGGTTGAGGTAAAGGAAAAAGCATTTCAGTTACACCCTGCAAGGCTAGAGCAATACCCACGTTCTTTACAAAACCGATTGCACCTAGATTTTTTGCTAATGCTGCACCAAATACTCCTCCACCAACTGCAAATCCTATTCCAATAAGAGCAGCACCTAATAACAATTTTCTTGTGCCTCCGCCAGCACCAGTAATTACAGGCACGATACTTATATCTGATTGTCCTATTGGATTATGTATATCTTCTTCTCCTATTTCATAATCATCAACAAGTACTTGGTAATATCTGTCAGCCATATGTGCTTCTAGACTTGGAAAGTTGCTGACAAGAAAACGTATTGCATCAGCAGTAGAATTTATTACAGCATCTAATTCTTTATGACCTATAAAGTCAGCTAATTCTCCGTAAAGTTT